CGCAGACATCATCGACACTTGCTTATCATCATTCTCTGGTGGTACAAGCCAACCTGCAACAGGCAAGTAACATGATCCAATCATTACTTGAATGGGCGGATAAAACTGACGACCAATTAGAAGATAAGAAAATCAGTGCACAGGTGTATTACATCGTATCTCATAAGAAGACTAAGAAGTGGGCTGAAAAAATACAACACAATTAGAAATGCGCTACATATCAACTTAACAAAGGCAACTGTATTAAATCACGAACAATTACAATCAATAAAGGAAATCGTTTTCTAAAGGAGGAAAAAATGGAAAAGATTAATCTAATTGAAATGGTCCAAGAAGTATTAGACAGCAGCGAAACTGCGTATTCCCTCAGCAAGAAGTCCGGAATTTCCGAACAGTTAATCGGAAAATATCGCAATGGCGTTACTTCTGTAGGAAATATGACAATTGAGAACGCGCAGAAATTGATAAGTATAGACCTGGCTGAACCTGAAAGAAAAGATGGTGACCGCGTGTTTGCTTCTCTTCTCGCTGCTCCAGTTATCCAACGCTTTGGATATGACGCAGACTTTATCTGCAGAAATCGTCTATCGCTTAAATGGGGCGAATACACACCATTTTTGGATTACTTTCTGGCAAGCTTCGACGATATGAACAATATCTCGATTATTATGCGCTTTGAAGATACAGAAGACACAGAGACCTTCGAAGAAATTTTATAAAAACAAAAATAGCCTACCCTCGCAATGAGAGTAGGCTTTATAACTATTTTAGAAAATCATCGTTTTTCAATCTTGATTGATAAGTGTCTTTTATCAAACGTGTAGCTTCAGTAATTACACCGTTTTTAAGATGGTTGTCTTCAACATACTGCTCATAGGCATCACATTTCGAAACAATAAAACGAAATTGCTCTTTTGAATGCACGATTCCACGGCTGCATTCATTTGCAAAAACCAAAATAGTATTTCGAATATCATCCACTCTGTGTGCAGTATCTGTTGCAATATGGTCATCTAGTTTTTTATCTAGTGCATCTATCTTTTGATTGACATTGTGATTGATGCAATCACCCGCCCATTTCAAAATTTTATCCCAAGGGTTTATCTTAATCGGTACAATCTGAATAAAGACTGAACCTGCAAATACGAATGTGATAAAAGCACTTACTAAATCTTTTATTTCAATCAATGCGAATAGATCTTTCATAGGAACGATATCATCACCTATCTAACACGGATTGTTGTACCTGGATAGATTAAATCCGGAGTATCAATTCCGTTAATCTCTGCTAACCACTGCCAAGAGACACCATGTGCAGCCCCAATTCCTGATAGCGTATCGCCATCCTGAATGGTGTAGTACGCTTCATCACCTGTATTAGCAACTGGCTCACCATTGATTACAATTTCTTGTCCAGCGTAGATTTTATTAGGATCAGCAATTCCATTGATTTCTGCTAAGCGTTGATAAGTAGTTCCAAACTTAGCAGCAATTCCTGATAGAGTATCACCATATTGAGCAACATAGACGTTAGATGATGTTGCTGCTGGTGATTGTGCAGGTGACGGAACATATTCTGTTGGTCTATCTGCTGATGCGCCAATGCGATAGATTGATGGGTCTACAAAGATAACATTCTCGTCTAGTGTTCCATAATTAGACGTATATTGCTGGATAGTACCGTAAGCTGATGTATCTACTGTATGGCTTCCATCGTTATTTCCCCAAGCCGCTACCCACTTGTCATAATCGTCACATTCTGGAGCTAAATAACCTAACCAAGAAAGTGATGTATAGATGCCTGTATAGTATCCTGCAGCTGCAACAACATCGCAGAATGCACGTGACATAGGTGCAATATTATCGTGTGTAATATATACACCGTTATTTACTTTGTAATGGTCGGCATCTTCCATGTCTAGCCAAGCCCCTAAACCAATATCTACTCCATTGATAATAGATACAAATCTTTGAGCTTCTTCAATAGCTTGTGAAACATTAAGCGCATATGAGTAGAAATATACACCGATTGTGATTCCTAAACGTTGGCACTCTGAAACATGTCGTCTGAATGAATAGTCTTCACGACTTGCTACGCCAGCGCGTAAGATGGCATATTTACCTGCATACGGTGTAAAGTCAAAATCCGGTTGATGTTCACTAACATCCGGCACATTATAAATTCTCATTTAATTTCCTCCTAGTTTAGTTCTGTTTTGGTGCGTTTAAGCGTGTAAATAAGTCGTTAACAAAGTTAGCCCCGCGAGCTGTAATAATGCCAGTCAAAACAGAACCTAAGAAAGGCACTGCCAACGGCATGCCAACTAATGGAAATAAATCCGCTCCTGTTGCCAAGCAAATAAGAACTGAAACTCCAAGAGAGCCAACAACATTTGGGTCAACCTTATTTGCAGAATAAACACGCTTAACATTCTCCCAAATTGCTTCGACTAATACTGCGATAATAACTAACTGTGATAATGCATTCATTTTATTTTTCCTCTTTCTTTCTATCTAAAAAGCGAACACTGTTTCCAGCATTCGCTTAATAGCAATATTTATTTTTCTTTGTAATAATCCCAAGTTGAGCCAAAGCCCGGCTCATTGCCCTTGTTATTATTGATGTTGGATATAAATACAATTCCACGCGCGATAACTAAGTCACCTTTTGAATAGGTTGTTTTCTCATTCCAAGGCTTTATTTCTTGCTTTTTCTTCAGCATGTTTTCGTACAGTTTTTCTGATACATCAGGCGTTTTCGCTTCCTCTGCTGTAACGTCTAATATAACGCTATACGGCACGTTTTTATAAGATACCCTTTGCCCTTTTTTGTACCGTGTTCCAGCTGCCCAAACATTCAGAAATGATATGTACTTCTTTACAACTTCAACGCTTGCCGTCTGTAAGCAATCATTGACTAATGGCTTCACATCATTAAAGTTTTTAGCATCAATGTCTTTTTGTGGTACATCAGACAAAATAAAAGAGATAGTATAACTATCATCACTTTTAGAAAACGTCATTGGCTCAGTGTACATTTTGTGTGTGATGTTCTCGTCATCAAAACTTATTTCATGTATAACACCAACTTCAAAACTATCAATTAGTGGCTTTAGGTTTTCAAACACCTTACGTTGAAATGTAACAACGCTTTTATTGCCACTTGGGATTTCAGTAAATTTTAAACCATCTATAAGCATTATTTCCCTTTCTATGCAGACTTAACAAACAGTCCACTAACAACAACTTTACTTTTTGGTGTTATATCACTTGGTGCAGACCAGTTATATACGTGTGTCATAATTGCATTAGCACTTACATTCTTTATTGTTGTTATACACCATGTAACAGTGTGTGCATCATAGAAGCAAAGTAATTTATATCCTGCAGGAATGGTGTAAGGAACACTTATATATGCAGCCTGTTGCCCTTTTATTGCTTGAACGTCAGCCGTAAATTCTTTCACGATAAACGTATCATCACCGCCAATTACTAAGCCGCCTTTTGCATATGTTCTGCCAAGTGTTGAGGTGTCACCCTCGTTATAAATTCCACATGGATTGCTTCCGTTTTTTCGTACCCAAAGCATGTGGACACTGGTTGTAAGTTTGCCAAGAATCATTGCCCACAAATTACCTGTTAGCACATATGATTTTTCGGTTGATTGGCCATAGCTATCTGCAATTGTTAACGTTAAGTTGTAATTCTTATCATATGAATACCCATTAATTCGTTGGTGTAACGAAAACTCGTTACCAGATAGCTGCCCATTTGCATTCGCACTATGGCCGTCATCATCCTTTACAGTGAACGAAAGAACATTATTTTCACCATTGTAAAATGTTCCCTTAGCATTTGCGTAACCGCTATTCACTGTTGGGTTATCACGTTCAGCCGAAAATTCGGTAATCGTCGGATAGAAGTAAGGAACATATGTTCCGTGCCATTCTTGTATTGTTTTAAATCCGCGACTATCTTCAACAACAAATTGCATATCACCATCTACAAGACCTTCTAAATTGATGCTATATATCCCATCTTTATGAATAAATGGAAATTGCTGTTTATTGTGGATGGCATAAACTGCTTTTATTGATGAATATCCTCGCAATTCCGCTTGCATTGATAGCTTCTTTTTAGATAAGTATCTAAATACCTTATCTTCTGGTATTTTATTATTTCCAGTTTCTTTAACACTTACATTATTAATAATTGGTGCGTAACGGTCTTCTGGCAAATCTATAAAGAACCCAATATTAAGCGCTCCGAGCATCGTTGCGCTCGGATCACCACTTGTATATGTTCCGACCCCTAAATATCCGTAAATATATTTCCCATCCGTTGAATATTTCAGCATTTCTTCAGTTGGTTTAAAGGTATATTCCGTATCAATATCATTGGTGTTAAGCCATTTATATCCACTGTTCCCAATTACCCAAACAAGAGAATGACGATATGAAGCAACCTTTTTGTCTAATATTAACGTAATTGTATCGTTCCCATCCATTTTGACACGGTTCTTTCCATTTTTCCAAGAAGGAACACTTGCTCGTGGAATGTTAGGAAGTTCAATATAGCCAGCCAGGTATGCATCTGCAGAAGAAAAGTAAAAACTTAAATTTGCATTAATACTCGTTGAATAGTTACCACTATTATCGTGGTAAGCCCAGAATCCACCATTTATTAAGGTTCCACTTCCATTAAGAGTTCCACCACCCGAAACATCAGAACATCCAGTTGCAGAAAAATTCCAAGATCCAGAATAGATATAACCAGAATTCATTGTGTAAGTGACTTGAACTTCAACATAGTCTCTGTTTAATTCAACACTGTGATATTGCGAATTAATTCGTGCTTGCAATTCATATGTAACATTAGCTGCTCCAGGAGTTCTCGTAGCATTAGCTACGGTTTGCCAATTATTACTAAGCATTACCATACGTCTTTATATCTCCAATCCAGTTGATTACAGTTGCTTTTATTTCCGCAGTCTTAATTAAGCCACCAACGAATTCCGTAATTTCAGCTTCGGTTGTATTTGCTTCGAAGCGGTGTGCTCCAGCACAAAGGTATTCAACAACACGCAAGTAAGCAAGCATGCTATCTATTTTGTCAAATTTAGCCAATAATGTACCATCCGACTTTTTAACATTGACACCATTTGTATCAACCGTTGTAACGGTATCTTCTTTATCAGATCCAATATGTGTTCTGCTGAATGCATCAGCAGTTTGTTGCTGCAATGTCTGAAGTTCTGTTTTTAATGCATCCGCATTTGTTTTGTTTTCTGAAGTTCTGTTTACTAAAAGTGTGATGCTTCCATTCAACTGCTCTATTGATGATTTGTTTGTTGACGATATCTCGTAAACCTTATCCAATGCATCATCATAGGAAGGTGTTGTGTATCCAACGTGCAGATCTGTATATGTTATTTTGTATCTGGTCCAAACAAATTTACCTGTTGTAACTTGCGGCTTTGTGTCTGACCATTCACCGCCATTTAATTCTGTTTTGGATGTCGAAAGATAATATTCACGAATTGGGTCGTCTTTAATTCCAACACCTACAGAACCGGTATTTCCGTTTTTGGTAACTGCATATTCATCAGATGACGTTCCATCTGAATATGATGTCGTCTTTTTAATCCACAAATACATTCCATCATTTAGTAGTGGTGGATTTTCTGACCATTCACCACTTGGCACATTCGTTCCTGATGTACTGCCTTGATAAGTCATCTTTGGCGTTCCAACGATACCACGTCCAGCTTCTCCTGGTTGGCCAGTCAAATCAACTGGCGTGTGTTTGATTTCAGTTCCGTTTTTTAAAACATCAACTGCCATCATCCACATATGTTGTCCAGAAATGCTGGCAGGTCGTATTGTTGACCAATTAGCACTGTCTTTGGATGGCTCTCCTGCAACGCTTGTTTGCAGATAATACACGTTATTGCTAGTTAGCTGTGAACCATCAATTGAATCAACGTTCTTTTGAATCGTTTCGATTGCAGAACCATTTGATTTAACCTTAAGTTTTGTTTCCTTCAGCTCATCGTTGGTTGATTCGACCATTTTAACAACAGTAGATTTTGCATCTTCAGTAATTTCAGCTGCATATTTTCTTGTATTATCAATATTTGACTGTGTAATTTCTGCATTTGCTTTTACGTTTTTCTCAACAGTTTCAACAACATACTGATTGATGCTTGTCTGCATGTTAGTTAAAGTTTGCTTCTTATTACCAAATTCCAATGTAGTTTTATGCGGATCAATAATATCAATCGTGCGAGAAATAACTCTTAATTTTTCATCGATATCCAGTAATTCATTTCTTACAGGATAAATGTTTCCAACTGTCAATTCATCAGAATCAACATCAATAAGTGATAGATCGAATGCATCTATTTCATAGCTAACTGTGATGCGGTTGTTTTCTTTCAACCATGCTGCACCTTTTGCTTTCAAAATCTCTAAAGAATTTACGTCATCCCAGAATTGTGTTGTTTCAACCACGCCATAACGTGAAAGATATTCTGCATCTTCAACATAGGGTTTTCCAGCATTTACAGAAGATATTGATAGACGTTCTTCTGTTTCCTTCTCGTTTCCTGATTCATCTTTAACCTTTATTTTTGCTCCATATGGATATAAACGAGTGATAAGGGAACTAGAGTCAATCTTCTGTGTGATTGACTGCATGTTTTTTGCTAAAACAATTGATGTACTCTTTTCTTCCCCTGTTTGTTTTAAATAGTCAAGGAATAGAATGCCGTCAACATTTCTAAATTGAAATTCGCCGCCAGATTTCTTCACCAGTTTTTCAACCAACGTTTTCCACGAAGAATCATATTGAATTCCCACATATATATTGTCGTTTGCATCTACAGCCTGCACATTTCCTAGATTGATTACTTTTGAGACGTCAACCCTCGCATTATGCACTTTCAAAATTTGCTGTAGAAGCCCCTTGGTGGTCCAATTCTTCGGAACACAATATTCCTGAATAGTATCATTCAAATAAGCTAATTTCCCTTCGCATGTAACTCTCTTTAAAATTAAGCCACTAGAATCCATTGATGGCTCAACAACAAGAATCCGACCATCAAAAGCAATGTGCTGATGTTTTTCATCGTACACTTCAACTTTTGTATAGAATGGAGTTAACAGTTGGTATCCTGCATTATTTGGATAAATTGAAAAGGAAAAGGAAGGAATCGCGTTGATTTCTTCCTTTATTTTTCCATTGGTAATTTTCTCAATATTTCCATGAATAACAGTTTCATTTGTACCATTAATCAATTTAACAATATACATTAGAATACCTCTTTATAGAAATGTATCTTCCCATTTCCTGTAAGCGTATATGTCACTTGATTGTTTCCTTTTTCAAGTGCAAATAATTGATGTTTTCCGTTTCCTGAAACAACAAATTTCTTTCCGCTAATTTGAATTGTCAATGCACCGTTAGCTTCAATAGTTGGAATAACTCGGTGATCACTATCATTTTGAACCGTTAGTGAAACATTCGTTCCTGCCGCAAGCTCAATTACTGTTTCAGTGTTTGCATACATGTACGGATGGCAAATGAATTTAATCGTTAATTCGCCTTGCCCATCATCCTCTTCCCAATCTGATTCATGGTAAGAACCCACAAAATGTAAGTGTGGATAGTCGTCATCATGAATATCCTCTTCATGAACTTCACAAAGCCACGCAGACACATCATGTTTCTTTGCGTTCATTTCTTCCGCATCGTTGCCGGTGATGTCAAATGTATATGAAATGATTCTATCTTCATATGTAAGTTCACCATTCAATTTTGAAAAATCATGTGAGCCATTCATATAAGGCACTGTTTCTCGAATGCGTTTAACACTTGGCATTTCAACAACTTTTTTACTTACAAACAATCCAAAGTCCCTGTAAGAGTGCTTGCCTTTGATACTGATTCCGTTTTGCAAGTTACCAGCTAAATTTATCATAATGCAAGCCCTCTTTCCATTAGATTAACACGACTAGCAGACACTCTATCATCTGCTGTAGCAGTTGCTTCAGCAATCTTATTGTCATCAACATATAAGTTGATTGGTCTATCCATTACAGACATAAGCCTGCTAAATAAATCAAATATATTTCCGAATGCCAAACTATTTAAAGCACTCTGCACTTGTTCGTATACAAAGTTCTTACCAACTACCATTTCAGCACCAGCTTCACCAACACCAATAATAGATGGCTGATTAAATACATAAGGTTGATCCATAGCTTTTGCATACCATTCAACCCCAATTCTAGGTAAACCGCCTTTTAACCAATCTAACGGATTGATACTTCCGCTAATGGAAAAGTGTGGCAATGGAATATGTGGCCATTCAAAGTGGAAATTGAACAATCCTTTTACAAAATCAATACCACTCTGAAATCCGCTTTTAATTCCATCCCAAAGCGATGATGCTCCGCCACTAATACCATTCCACACAGCAAGAACTGTGCTTCCGATACCGCCAAATACACCACCAATAAAATCACCAACACCTTTAACACCATTTGAAATAATGTCTATTCCCATCATTACAACATTTCTGAATCCTTCACAGTTATTCCAAAGAACAATGATGATTGCTATTAACGCGACTATTCCAGCAATAACAAGAGCCGCAGGATTGGCCATCATTACAAAGTTAACTGCCATAATTCCCTTTTGTAAAGTCGACAGTACGCCAATCATAGTTCCAATAATGACTACGATTTCTCCAATCGTTACAATTGCATTCTGCGCTTCAGGGCTAAGACTATTCCATGTATCATTAATGGTTGAAATCATATCAGAAAAATTGGAGATTGCAGGTGTTAACGTTGTTAAAATCGATTCGCCCAAATCACTCAACGTCTGCTGTGCCTTTTGCTGCGCAACGACCATATCATCACCGGAATCTTTCATTTCATCATACATTCCAGAAACCGTCGATAACGCTCCTGTTTGATTTTCTAAAGATTTGCTCATAATGTCGATGGAAGAAACTCCTGATGATTGTAGCATTGCGATAAAGTTCTGTGCTTTCGCACCGAATATTTCCTGCGCATCAGCTGCAGACATTTGGCCAGAAGATAATTTCGCAAGAACTTCATTAAATGCTTCAACGCTTGCAGTACCGTCTTCAGACATATTTTTTGTTGCTTTCATCAATCCAGCGACAGCTTGTGATGCATCAACACCGGATGCTGCGAAATATCCCATCAAACTTGTAACCTGTTCAAGTGATAAACCCATGGTGTCATGTAAAGCTACGCCGGCAGATGACGCCATTGAAGATAGATCACTAAAAGATAAACCATACATCTGTGAAGCTTGCATCATGATGTCAAGTGACTTATCATATTCCGTTCCAAAAGCCATGCTCATAGAAATCATCGAGTCCGTAATACTAGATGCGGACTCACCAGAAATCTTGGATAATTGTGCAACATGTGTCATTAACGGTTCAATTTCTTCATCTGTTAAGTCACATTTTGTCGCAACAGTAGCCATCGCATTGCCTAGATCATTCATATCAGCAACAGGAATTGTTTTAACAATATTCTTCAACGCGGTTTCAAGTCCTGCCATCTCTGCAGTTGTTCTTCCTGTGCCAAACTGAATTGTATCTAACGCATTATCTGTTTTGTCTCTGGCTTCAAGCGTGCTTTTGCCAAAGTCAACAAGTTTATCCGCCGCATTTTTGGCCGCATCACCAATCTGATCAAGAGCATCTTTTGTTGCTAAATACTTTGTGTTTGCTTCCGTCTGTTCTTCAGCAGATTGTTTCGTTTTATTCGCTAAATCTTCAGTCGCACTTGCATTACTATTCAAAGCCTGCTCGGCATTTTCAAGTTTCCCTTTAGCGGCTGTCAGTTCTTGATTAATGTTTTCTTGTTCTGTTTGAGCATATGCTAAATTCTTGGTCCACTTCTGCACCTCATCAGAGTTTTCGCCAAAAACACGCTTTGCTTCATCTAAAGCTTTCTGTGTATTCTCAACTTTTTCAGTTGATGCATCATACTTCGATGTAAGAAGTGATACTCGTTGTTGTAAGAGGTTTATATCTTCTGAATTTCCCTTCAGTTGCGTAGAGTTCAATTTCAATTGAGCATTATAAACTTTGATGTTATCATTCATTGTTTTAATACCCGATGTAAAATCACCTATATCAGCACTGAATTTAATTTCAGCAGAATTCTTTTTTGCCATTTACTTCACCTCTCTTTCTTTTTATTTTTTCTGCATTCTTTCGTACTCAATCCATTTTTCCCACGATTTATATGCAGTATAGTTATCCGAAATTTTCATTAAGGACTTATAAGGAAAATGCCAAAACACCTCTTCAGGAACACCTAAAATAAGCACATAAAAAGTGTAGTAATCTTCTACACTCTCAAACTCTATTTTCGGCATTGAAAAATGTCTTGGCATTTTTTGAGTCTTTGCTTTAAACGCTTCTTCAAATTTTACTTTTTTTTACCAGCTAAAAGTTCTCCGACAACAGTCATCATTTCGCTGTATCCTGGTAGTTTCTCAATGAATTCAGACTTATTCATGCATGCATCTATATTGTCGATATTCCCGCATAAATATGAGCCATACAGAACGTCTACAGCAGCATGCGTCTTATCTTTTGTGGCTCCATTCATGCCTTGTGATGTTTGTTCGTAAACTTCAGGTCTAACTTGTTCCAACTTAAAAAGAGAAGCCATGTTCAAAGCACAGTTTACTTTTTCCCCATCACTTAATGTTAATGTTGTATTAACTTGCTTGATCATCTTATTCTCCGTCTTCTACTTTTTCAATTAAGTTATATCCAAGCCTAGACTGAACATCTAGAATTTCATTCGCACGTTCTTCTGTTAGAAACAAACGCTTACCTGTCGCATGCTCCTCGTTTGTATGTTTGTCGTAAAATGTCGCAACAACTTCATATTCAGTAGTTTGTTCTTTTTCTGTTACGTCATTTTCAGCTTTTGCGTTTTTCTTAGCCATACTACGCCGCAACCTTTACTAATTCAGTTGAGAACTCTGTCATCCACTTTGCTTTAACGGTTTCATCTGTGATTTCTTGTACAATTGCTTCATACATAGTGTTTCCGATTTCATCCACCGATGCGCTAAACTTCATTTCAACTTCAACAACTTCCGTCGCACCATTCTCAATTGATTTCTTCGCACCTTCACTAGCAACGCAGCAAGGGAACGCAAGAAGCTTCACAGTTCCATCTTCATCACGAACTTCGTTTACCATCGTAAATTCTGGATGTACAGATTTATCTCTATTAAGAGAATTAATACCTTCTTTTAATCCATCAGAATTTAAGCCAAACAATGTTTTATACAATCCCCACTTCATATGTAGTTTTAATGTGCCTTCGATAGTTCCACCATGCTTCGTGCGATTCTTAACTACTACCCCACGACATTTCTTTGTAATATTTCTTACAGTTTCCTGAATCTCCAAACTACCAACGCAGTTATTTTCAATAAAAGCAGTTGCTCCTTTTGGCTTGAATGATGTTTTTGTTACTTCAAAATCTGAATACACATTTTCGTATTTGGTCATTTATCTATTCCTCTACTTTCTTAGATAGGCGCTCAACCAAAGCGTCTACGATTTGATCCTGACTATCTTCTGCACCTTTCTGCATGAAGTGCTGATTACCCTGATGATTGCGTGTATTGCTTCCGTCATCTGGATAGTATAGATAGTTATATGATTTACGTGTTCTGACCGTAACAGACAAGTTTCCTTTTTTAGGTTGGTCAAAAACGCCTTTAATGCCGGCAGATGACGCACTTTTAATTTTCTTCTTCCAATGTCTTCCGGAGACTGGAAATCGAGAAGCTATATTGCTTTCGATGATTTCCGGTGCATCATCCCAAAGATATTCATTGATGGTTTTTTCTGCACCATCTCCAAATCCTTTAATTGCATTTGTTAGTCTTTCCGCAGCTTTAAAATCGCTTTTAATATACGGCATATCGCTTATTTGCCTTTACAAATTTTAGCGTGATGCTTTCTGCAACTGCTTTTGTGTTTCCTATGCGAGCATAATCAAACTGATGATCACCCGAAATGATTCTAAATCCTGGTATTTCCGTAACTTTACTAATTACTTCTTGGATCAGTTCGTTTGGAACATAATTTTCTCGAACAATCATTACAAAATAAACATCTGAATAGTCTTTTCCGGATGTTCCGTTAATTTGTAGCGTATCTCTTCCAAAGATTGTATAATTCCAAACTTCTGTTTCAATCAAATCTTCTGTACCATATGCTAAATTCTTTTCTATGCTAGATAACGCATCATGTAATTCTTGAAGTGAATCTCTACTCATCTTTAGTCACACTTTCTAAATATAAAAATAAGTTCTCACAGAACTTATCGTGGTCAATATAGGAAATTGTGAACAAATCTTTCCCGATAACAGCATACTGTTTTGACTTGACCAATGTGTTAAATGGAATTTTGATCTTCATCGAAAGTGAATG